CGGCCCAACACCGCGCATGGGAAGGTAGACATGCCATTTGAGTCAACCAAGTCGAAAGGCGGGATCATGAAAGAATCGAAAGCAATGGCTAAGAAAGAGCTGTCCTTTATGCAGAAGAAGGGTGCTCCGAAGTCGATGGTCAAGCACGAGAAGGCCGAGATGAAAAGCATGAAGTTTGCCAAAGGTGGCGGCATCGAGTCTCGCGGCAAGACCAAGGGCAAGATCATCAAGATGGCCAAGGGTGGTCGGGCCTGCTGATGCGCCCCTCTCGTGGCATGGGGGCAATCGCCCCCAGTAAAATGCCCAAGCCCCGAACCGTGAAGAAGCGGGACGGGAATGAGCCTGTGAAGCTGTATAAGAAGGGCGGTAGGGTGAAATATGGCGTTCAAAACCACTGATACAACTGCGTTCAACCTTGACCTTAACCAGCTGGTCGAGGAGTCGTTCGAGCGTTGCGGGGCTGAACTGCGTTCAGGGTATGACCTGCGCACTGCGCGGCGGTCGCTCAACCTGCTGACCATCGAGTGGGCCAACCGGGGTCTCAACCTGTGGACTATCGAGCAGGGCTCGCAGGTTCTGTCTTCTGGGACGGCGGACTACGACATGCCGGTGGACACCATTGATCTTCTGGATCACGTCATCCGCACGGGCACCGGCACCAACCAGACGGACATTAACATCTCCCGGATCAGTGTCTCGACCTACGCCACGATCCCGAACAAGAACGCCACGGGGCGACCGATTCAGTTGTGGTTCCAGCGCAAGACCGGGGCAACGGACTCCACCAATGATGTCCAGTACCCGCAGGTTCACGTCTGGCCGACTCCGGACAACTCCCAGACCTACACCCTCATCTACTGGCGGCTGCGTCGTATGCAGGACGCTGGTAACGGCGTCAACGGTCAGGACATCCCCTTCCGGTTCCTCCCGTGCATGGTGGCGGGTCTGGCCTACTACCTGTCGATGAAGCTGCCCAACGTCGATCCGGGTCGTCGTGCGGAGCTGAAAATGGACTACGAACAGCAGTGGACGCTGGCCTCGGAGGAGGACCGGGAGAAGGCCCCCGTGCGCTTTGTGCCGCGCCAGATGATGTGGTGACCCGTGCCCAACCAGTTTTCATCCGGCAAAAATGCGATAGCCGAGTGCGATCGTTGTGGTTTCCGGTATAAGCTCAAGCAGCTTAAACAGCTGATAATCAAGACCAAGAATGTCAATATTCTGGTCTGCCCTTCGTGTTGGGAGCCTGACCAACCGCAGCTGTCGCTGGGCCTGTACCCGGTCAACGATCCGCAAGCCGTACGCAACCCCCGCCCCGATACGAGTTATTATGAGGCCGGGAACGATGGCGCTGGCGGTAGCCGTATGATTCAATGGGGCTGGAACCCCGTGGGTGGGGCCCGTGGCCCTGACGATGGCCTGACGCCGAACACCCTTGTAGCCCAAGGCGACGTCGGGACGGTAACGGTATCAATTTCTTAGGAGTAGAATATGGACATGAAAAAGGTAGCCAAAGCAGAAGTGAAACAACACGAAAAGCGGATGCACGGCATGAAGAAAGGCGGTGTAACATCTGCTTCCATGAAGGCCGTTGGCCGTAACATGGCCCGGGTCAAGAACCAAAGGGGTAAATAATGGACAAGATCAAGAAGCTCCCCGCTGTTGATGCTGGTACTGACGACGGTTCCGACCGGTACGTAAACTCCATGAATGTGTCTGTCGGCAATATCAGCTCCAAGGGCTATCCGGCTCCGAAGACCTCGGGCATCAAGATTCGTGGCACTGGTGCTGCGACCAAGGGAACGACCGCTCGCGGCCCGATGGCGTGAGGTGAGGCATGAACTACACGGAACTTTCTCAGGCAATCCAAGACTACACCGAGAACACGGAGACCTCGTTTGTCGCCAACATCCCGGTGTTTGTGGAGCAGGCCGAGGAGCGCATTTACAACTCCGTGCAGTTCCCCTCGCTGCGCATGAACGTCACGGGCAACTGTACCCAAGGCAACAAGTATCTGGCGTGCCCCACTGACTTCCTCGCCGCGTATTCGCTGGCGGTAGTGGACGGCGACGGTGCCTACACGTACCTGTTGAACAAGGATGTGAACTTCATTCGGGAGTCATACCCCACGCCGACGGATCAGGGCTTGCCGCTGTACTACTCACTGTTTGGCCCACGATCCAGCGAACCCAATGAGCTGACGTTCCTGCTGGGCCCGACGCCGGATGACAACTACACGATGGAGCTGCACTACTTCTTCTACCCGGAGACCATCGTGACGGCGGGCACCTCTTGGCTGGGTGACAATCTGGACAGCGTGCTGCTGTATGGCTCGCTGGTTGAAGCCTATACCTACATGAAGGGCGAAGCGGATATGGTCGCCCAGTATGAGAAAAAGTATCAAGAAGCACTTGCCATCGCAAAACGTCTCGGTGACGGCATGGAACGAAGAGACGCATACCGTAGTGGTCAAGCGAGGGTTCCGGTCGTATGAGCAACGCAAATCAAATTGCAGCACTTCTCGGCGGTATTCAGGTGCATACCGTGGACAATCGCGGCTGGACTCCGGAGGAGCAGGCAAATCGCGCTCTGGAGAAAATTATCTACGTCGGGCGCGAAAGCCATCCGGCGATTATCGAGCAGGCACTGGCGTTTAAAGAATCCATTCGCTTCGTGCTTGTTGACCAACTCAAGCAGGCCCAAGTCTACGAGCGGGAGCGGATTATCGCCGCGTTGAACGCTCATGGGCAGGACGGTGCTGCCAACCTCGTAAGGAGTATCTGATGGCTATCACCCAAGCAATGGCGACCTCGTTCAAAGTCGAGATTCTGTCGTCCTACCACAACTTCAACACGACCAACCCGTCGCGTTCGTCCAACACGGCTGACACGTTCAAGATCGCCCTTTACACGTCGTCTGCTACGCTGGACGCGTCTACCACCGCCTACTCGGCCACCAACGAGGTGTCGGGCACCGGTTACTCCGCCACGGGCAATCCGCTGACGATCTCGCAGGTGCCGACCTCGACCAGCACGACTGCATGGCTGGACTTCGCTGACACCTCGTGGACGACCGCTACGATCACCGCCAACGGCGCTCTGATCTACAACAGCTCGCAGGGTAACCGCGCAGTGGCTGTTCTGGCGTTCGGCGGCGACAAGACCTCGACGGCTGGCACTTTCACGATTGTGTTCCCGACGGCGGACTCGACCAACGCGATCATCCGTATTGCGTAATCGATGGCGAATTACCATGCCTACACTCAGACGGTCGCGGATGGCACAGCAACAAGTGTAGTCCGCCCGTCTGACTGGAACAGCGCCCACGTTCAACAACTGGCGCTGAGTGGTAACACGCTTGGCTCGTCTGTTGTATCCGGGCTGGACATTCAGTTTGTAGGTGGTAACAACGTAACGCTGTCTGCGGACACCGCGAACAGCAAAGTGGTATGGTCTGTCGGGAACTACCTGACGACCGCTATGGCCTCGAACCGGGGCACGGACTTCGTGCAGGCCACCGCAGCTTTTGCGGGGACGAACGCCTCGGGTACTATTGCCAGCAATGGCATCTCTGTTTCGGTCGGCAACTACATCACCACGGCAATGGCCTCCAACCGTGGCACCGACTTTGTTCAAGCGACCGCTGCCTTCGCGGGCACCAACGCCTCCGGCACTATAGCGAGCAACGGTATCTCAGTCTCGGTCGGCAACTACATCACGACTGCTGCTCAGTCCAACCAAGTCGTCAACAGTGTCAACGGTTCCACGGGACAAATAAGCCTGAACGTCGGCTCCAGTCTGTCTTCGTCAACCAACGGGTCGTCTATTACCTTCGGGCTGGCATCGAACATCACGACTGCGCTTCAGTCGGCTGGTGCGTATCTGACCACGGCTGCGCAATCCAATCAAGTCGTCAACAGCATCAACGGCTCGACCGGTGTGTTTTCGTTCAACACGGGCTCCAGTCTGTCGTCCTCGCGCAACGGCAACAGCATCACTTTTGGCTTGGCGTCGAACATCACGACGGCCCTGCAGAGCACCGGCAACTACTTGACCACGGCTCGGGCATCGAACGACGCGATCGGCCTCAATACGGCGGTGACCAACGTCACTGCGACGATCAACAGCAGCGGGTTCAGTTTCAACGCTGCGGGTTACGCCGGTACCGGCACCAGTGCGACAAACGCCAGCATAACCCTGAACAGCAACGGTTTGGCGATCAGCGTAGCTGCCCCCGGTGGCGGTGGCGGTGCGGGTACAAACACGGCTCTGGCCCTGACGAATCTCACGGGTACGCTGTCAGCCAACACCAACGGCATCTCGCTGTCGCTGCAGAATCTGGACGATCACTTCTCCGCGTGGAGCATTGTTGGCAACACGGCGGGCGATAACTCATACACCCTGTCCACTGAGGGCGCTTTTGTGCTGCAGGGCGGTAATAACGTCACGCTGTCCGGTAACTCCAACACGCTTGTTATCAGCGCGGCGGGTGGAACCACCAACCAGACCGGCCCGAATATTGCGGCGGGCGGTGCGACGGCGACTAGCGGCACGGTTATCTTCTCGAACAGCAACAACATCACGTTCGGGCTCAACGGCCAGACGATGACGGCTTCGTATGCAGACCCTACGGAAACAATCTTTTATCGCCCCAACGACTTCCTAACGACGGTGGGTAACCCGATCAACAACTCGGCGTCGGTGTTCTACTGCCCTCTCGACCACAACCTCTCTGCTACGCGTTTGAACTTTATGGCTTCGGTGAGTGTAACCACTGCAAACAATACGTCGTCTGCCGGGTACCTGTGGTCTATTACAGCGTGCCTGTATACGCTCAATGGCGCGACTCTTTCGAGCATATCGTCCATAACGACGGCCAGCGAGGTGCGCTGGCAGAGTAACAACACGGGTAGCGTTACCGGCGCGATGATTTTCTCTGCACCCTTGACTGTTAGCGCGAACGCGGACAAATACTGGATGGCCGTTCAGATGTCCACCCGAGCTACCGGGCTTACAGGAGCACCTACCACGTCGTTGGGCAACACTATGTCGATATTTGGTGTTGGCTCTGCGCAGGGCGGCGCGTTCTCAGCACGGGAGCCGGGGCAAAGCACAGCCAACAGCAACGGGTGGTTCTCCGGTATGGGTATGTACTCCGGCACTACCAACTTCAGCACCATCGGTCTGTCGAACCTGACACAGCAGGGCTCCAACATGCAGCGGGCCAACATCGGGATAAGGATGCTGGGATGATCAAGGTCTTCATACACCCGACCAAAGAGATGTACTACGTCAACAATCCGGTTGATGGGTTTCAGATGCG